GCAGGCCAACCCAGGGCTTCCAATCAATCATCAGCTAACGACCAGCGAACCAGATGTTGGTAACGCCCCAACAAGTTTGGTGTTCAAGACACGCCTTGGAACGTCTGACGCAACAGCATCCAGCGGTGAAGTTAGTTTCAACAGCACCTTCTCTGTATCCATGTCGTAACTAGCGACACGCCATAGCTCAGATCGAATCAGTGCAACATCACTAAAGTTCGTCACATCGAGGCTGACAGTTTTTAGATCCAATAGCCAACGGCTTTGAACGGCTTCTGCAAAAATGTTTACGCTGATTTCGTTAGTGGCAGCGCCTAGCACTGCTTCGGATCGGTCGCCGCCCTTACTGCCTGCACCAGTCGAAACAGCAAAGGGCAGAAAGCTATATGTGACTCCGCTGTAAGTTCTTGTTAAATTGACTGAAAAATTTTGATAGGCGTAAACGGTTGGTGTGGACGAGTCCTGCATAAACCGTGCATAGTTGACGAAGGCAAATGTGCTCATTAGCTAAGTCCTACTTTTTTTCTTGTTTTAACACTACCTTGTAAAGCCGAGAGTGTCAGCGATCTGCCGCGTTCAGCCGCCTGAGCCATGCCCTTGCGGTGCTGTTCTGCTGTGACGTACTCAACGTTATTTATGACCGTCGATTCATAACGAATGTCCAGCGGTTGCATGGCTTTGGCTTGCTGATTGTTCAGCTGTTCGCGAGTGCTGGCAACGGCTTGCTGATTGTTCAGCTGTTCGCGAGTGCTGGCAACGGCTTGCTGACTGCCCAGCTGTTCGCGAGTGCTGGCAACGGCTTGCTGACTGCCCAGCTGTTGACGGGTTTCGCTATTAGATAGCACCCTGCCGCTGGTGGATGGAACCATGACCTCTATTCCACGTTCGCCCACGATATATGGCTTATTTGCGGTAACTGGGCCGCCGTTAGCCCTAAAGCCACCAAAGCTTCCACCGCCAAAGTCGCCAAGTGAGTTACCTGTAATACTTGGTGCGCTGGGGTTAAACCCACCACCACCACCACCACCACTGCTGCCACCAAGAAGGCCCAAAGCAGCATCTAAAACCGCTATTGTCACCATCTTCGCAATAATCTGCCCAGCCATATCCAAGAAATAACTGGCAACACTCTTGAAAAAATCAGCCAATGCTTCTTTTGCGCTCTTGGATCCACTGATTGCATTCGTAAACGACTGAGAGAATGCACTGCCAATAGCGTTTGCTGCTCCAGTAATTTGATTGATTGGATTCACTAGATCTTCCAGTTCTTTTTTCAAACTGCGAATGTTTTGGCTCAACCCTTCCGTCAACGTTGGATCTATTGTTTGGCGGAACAAGTCGGCTTGCTGTTCAGCGTTTGGATCCCCTGCGTCTTTCCTTGACTGCCTGAATCTTTCAATTCTCTGCTCGTTTGTCACCAAGCCAAGCTGATCGCGTAAGTTAAACAGCTCGTCTTCGGAGGCTTTGGCGATTATTTCCGATGCAATAGCTTGGTCTTGCTTAAGGGCTAGTAGCTCACCATTTGCCGAAACAATAAGCTTTTCAAGACCAAGGTCTCGCTCCAATTCTGCAATTCTTTCTTGCAATTGACGTTCTGCAATATCCTCCGTTTTGTTCGCAGCATTCATAGCATCTAGGTATTTGTTTTTTAGTTCAAGCTCTTTCTCCCCGAAGTCAAGATTTATAGCGTTATTTTTTATTGTGTAAACCAGCTCTGTATTGTTATCTTTTTGTGCTCGAACCAGGGCAAGTGAATTTGCGATCTGAAATCTTTGAATGTCCGCCAGTGGGCCGGATCGAATCAGCGAGTCGTACCTGTCCTGAAGCTGTGGCAGTTGCGACTTCCTGGCCTTGCCGGTGCCGGTGCCGGTGTCAGCGCCGGTGTCAGTGCCGGTAGGAGAACCGTAGTCGGTTAGACCTTTAGTGGCTTCTGGAGCACTAGGGTACTTTTCAATTAAAGTTCTATAGTTCAGTCGAAGTCTTGCTAGCTCTGCCTCGTCTGCTTTTAGTCTTGATGTCAAGTCTTCTGGGACTGCTACACCAGCGAGAGAAGGTGCACTTCCCCCCATGGCCCGCTCGCCTCCATCTGATTGCGATGCCTTAAACTCTTTAATACTTTTCTTCGTTTTCGCGAGCCTAGCTCTGACAATATCAAGATTCTTGACAATATCCTTAAAGTTTGATCTCAGAGTTTCTTTCGTTGCAGCCGTTCCACCGATTGACCTGAAGAAAACTTCGCCTTGAGGTTTTGTACCAGAAGCGTCAAGGTCAGCTTTTGCTTGCTTGATTCTATTGAAGTAAGATATAACCAGCTCTGCGCCAACAATGGCAAAGGTTATTACGATTGGCGCTGCTAAGGATGCAGCTAAAGTTTTCACTGTCGCTCCAAACCTGGCCAGCTTTGTCGCGGCAAGAGACGCCTGCTGAGTGGTTTGTCTAAACCCAGTTCTTATTAATGCGAACATAAGTTTTAGTGGCCCACTTAAAGCAACAAACGCTTTTAGTGCAAAATTCACGGCGACAAGTTTTGCCGCGAAAGATGCGATAGTCAATATCGCGCCTCTGTTTTGAATAATAAAACGCATCCCTTCTCCAACAGCCTTCGCCATAACCACCAGGCTTGGGCCAATATCAGTAATAAATTCCAAAAACGCCTCTTGAAACTCAGCGCCGACCGGCTGAAGAGCTTTGCCTATTTCAATCCGCATCTTGTTATATGCAACCGTCAACCTTGCTCCAGCTGACTCGGAAGAACCGGCAATCTTTTCCGCCAATTCACCGTATTCACCACCTAGTTGAACCAAGAACTTCATCAGGTCATTAAGCCCCACCTCGCCTTTTTGCAAGGCTTTTGTCAGCTCTGGGCCGGTCCTACCTGACGCTTCAGCGATTTTGTTAAATGTGCCAGGCAGTCTTTCTGCAATTTGATTGATCTCTTCTGCGCTGACTTTGCCCTTCGAGAAAATCTGAACGAGCGCAGTTACGGCTCCTTCAACCTGCTCTGCACCGCCACCCGTAGCAATAATTGCAGAGTTGATGTTCTTGAACGCAAGCTCTGCGTCAGAAATGCCACCACCAGCACCTTTTACTGCTGCTGTAAGTCGAGTGATGCCTCTGATAGCAACTTCTTGTGGAATATTTAATTCTTTTGTGACATCAGCAGCGGCTTGCAGTGCTCGGTTGTAATTACTTGCGTCACCTGCAATACCATTCAACGCAATTTTGAGTTTCTCGATGCTCGCCGCATACTCAGCAAATCCACCAAGCTGCTGTCTGAGCTGACCTACCTGAGCGCCAAGTGCAGCACCAGCAAAAGACCCGCCAACACCACCAAGCGCACCACCAATTGCGCCACCCAGGAACCCTTCAGGCCCACCGAAAATGCCACCGGAGATCGTTGCACCAGCGACCTGGGCTGCCTTGCCGGGTGAGAACCTGCGGCGGCTCATCCTTTTGCTGGCTTTTTCCGACTGCCTGTCAAGTATTTCAATTTGCTGGGTTAAACGCTTAAATGCAGCCGTGGTTGTAGGCAGCTCGTTGCGCTTCCTTTCCAGAGCAGCTTTAAGGTTATTTATGCCAGAAATACTTCCATTGTTTGCGGCTTTAGCTTTTCTTATCTCTGCGTTATATGGCTTATATGCAGTGGCAGCTTCTCTTAGCGCATTTGCCTGCTTCTTTATTGGCTCGCTCATCCCTACAGCGGGAGATGTCACGTCTACAGCTGGAGCACCCCTAATCACTTCCCTACCAACGCCTATCCTTCTAGCCATGCCAGGCCCGGTTGATGTTGTCCCGCCTGCAGCAGGCAGAGCTAAAGTTTGCCGCAGTATTTCAGACTCTTCGCTTACTAAACCCAAGAATGCTTCACCTCTCTGCCCATAAGCTCTTCTACTTGCAATGTTGCCGCGCCCTCTTGCAATAATTGCGCCAGTCTTTGGATCCCGGTAACCTCCAGCGCCAAAGGCCATACCTGCATAAAGATCTCGATTGCGATAACCGCTGCTTTCTTCAGGAGCTAAGACTCCGGTGACATAGTTCGGACGTTCGGCACTCTCATACGCTTGACGGTCCAAGACCTTTTGTGCTCTACGTGTTGACGCAGACTGGGCAGCCGCAACCCTGTCGTAAGCGTCAGCCGTACTGTTAAGTATTTTGTTTAGGTCTGCCTGCTTTGAAGCTATTTCTTGGGTAATTCTTTTATAAGATTCCCCTGGGGTCGTATTGGCTAATTGAGTCTGAAGCTCAGAAATCTCAAGATTTAACGCTGCTGCTGTATTTGGCAGGCCAAGCTTTCCAGCTGGTCCCTGCGCGAAATTTTGAAAGGCAGCACTGCTGAACATTTCGGCGTTTGCCCTTACCTGCTGTCTCCCTACCGAACGACTCTGGACTTGACCAAGCAAGGCAATTCTGGTCTGGGTTTCAAGGTATTCATTGCTCGTAAAATTAAGGGTTTTCATCCCCTCGGACAATCGACCAATCTGTCGCTGAATCTTTTCAAGACTCATCGCAGGGCGCTGAGAAGTCTCAAAGCTAGCGTTAAATTTCTTGACTTCTATGTTGACTTCCTTTAATCGACCCTGCAAAGCATCAATATCTTTTGCAATTTGAGCAAAGGCTGAAGACCCTGGCCTGGCTCTGCCTTTTAAAACTTCAAGTTGTGAAATTACGGCTTTAATATCAGCGGCAGAAGACTTGGCAGCATTACCTGTTTTGACGAATCCAGCCCTTTGCTGCTCTAGCTCATCAGTAGAGCCTCTAAGGGTTGACTTAAGATTCCCGATGCTTACACCAAGCTCACGGTAAACCTTGCCGCCCATAGCGGCCTGTTCACGCAAGCCTTCAAACGCTTTAATCTGACCTTTTATTGTTGCTTCGCTATTACCGGCCTCTGCAGCAAACTTTCGTACATCATCAGTTGCCTTCTGAAGATCTCCGGTTGAAAGCTTGTTAAGCTGTTTTGATAAATCCCGAAACGAGCTGTTTAGTTTTTGCAGCTTTTCGCTGCCACTTACTTTAAGTACAATATCAACAGGGGAAACAGTCTTACTTGGCATCTTTCTTGTTCAGCTCAGAGAGTGCAGCAGCTTCCATTACTTGAAGGCTCTCCAGCATCTCACGGGGATTCTCTACATCATAAAGGGACATCAGTCCTGACGCACCTAGCAAAACCTCATACTTCAATCCAACGTAACCTCCCATCGTGACGGTCCATTGCGTTTGCATTCGCAAGAACATCATCAACGCATCCCAATT